CCTGCGGACCCTGTGGGCCGATGTCACCTTGCGCACCCTGCGGACCCTGTGTACCCTGAGGTCCCTGTGAACCCTGAGCACCAGTTGAACCCTGAGCACCAACAGCACCTTGAGGTCCAGTATCGCCTTGAGGACCTTGCGGACCCTGTGCGCCGGTTGCTCCTTGAGAGCCTTGAGGCCCGACATCGCCTTGCGGACCTTGCGAACCAGTCGCCCCTTGAGCACCAGTTGCGCCCTGTACGCCCTGGGCACCGGTGGCACCCTGCGCACCGGTTGCCCCCTGCGGGCCTTGACTTCCTTGAACGCCTTGCGGACCTTGTGACCCCTGCGCACCTTGTGCGCCGGTGGCCCCCTGAGCACCCGTTGCACCTTGTGCCCCTTGCGACCCTTGCACTCCTTGCGGGCCTTGCGGCCCTTGTGATCCGGTAGCACCCTGCACACCCTGGGCACCCTGTGCGCCCTGCGCACCAATCGGACCAGACTGGCTAGTAGTAACAACAGTGACAACAGCATCAACACTGGTAGCCGTCACAACGGGTGACGTCACCAAACCAACAGTTTCATCCGTACGAGTAACAGTTATTTCGTAACTGGTTTGGTTGCCCCGATTGACGGTGACATTGGTTGTCGCCATCAGTTACCTCGTGGTGTCAGCAAGTACCGTCACTGTGCCGGAAAGAACCGTAGAAACAACACCAGAAGCGGTTTCCTGCAAGTCCCATGTGTACAACCCAGGAGCCAACGCCGCTGACGCTGTAGCCGACAACACACACGTCACTTGACCAGAAGCACCACTTGTCACCGTGCAAGTAAAACTGGCCTTAACCGTAGTTGATTCAGGGTTCGACCGAATCTGCGCCGCATAAGTACGCCCCGTAATGTTGATCGGGGTGGTGCCGTCAGAGGTCATTGTGACAACCACCGTTTCGGTGTCGCCACGAACAATAGTCAGATCTTGGTCAGCGGGTTGTGCCACGCTACCACTTTACTCTATCGGCCCAGTACGCCGCAGACATCTTGCCCTTCTTGATGTTTGCCGCATGGCGAGCCTTGAAAGACTCCCGACGTTTCCGGTACGCCGCAGATTCCCCAGCCTTCTTCGGGGAACCCGAAACACCCTGCTGACCGAACCGGATCAACTTCACCTTCGTGCCTTCCTTGGCAAGCACGGCGTGGGATTTGCTGGCGTTCGGGGTGCGCTTCGGTTTGTTGTACCCAGCGAACTTCTCGCCCCTGTATTCGATCGTCATTGGTTCGCCGCCCAAGCATTATCAACCAGATTCGGGTACTTTCGACCCGCCTTTTTTGCACGGGCCTGCGCCATCTTTTTCTGGTCAGCAGACAAACTTTTCGATTTCTTGTTCGGGTTCTTGGTATCCCAGAACTCTTTCTTCTTTTTCATACCAACATCCTTGCATCCTTGAGTACCAAGTACACGTTTTCCGGCACCTCATAGGTTACACCTTTACGGAACGTGTACGAGTTTTTGCCGATGTCACAGTTCAGGTTGCGGTGCAATGTCACCGATACCACCACGTCAGGTTGTACCCAGGTGTCTGTGGACAGGGCGGTGCCGGTGGGGATAGCGGCCACCAGTTTGTTCACAGCCTTCTTCCAGGAGAACTGGTCAGCCAGTTTGGCGTTGACTACAGCCTGCTCTTTGCGGTCAGCCCAGTTGCGGTAATGATCCATCATTAACTGTTCCAGTTCATCCTGGTTTGGTTCGTCCCACTGTCCAACAGTTTCGGCGGCTGACTTACGGCAGGACACCACCCCTGTTGCCAGATGGGCGAACTGTTCCTGACCGGTGGTGGTGGACACTATCGTGGGGATACCAAGACTGATTGCTTGCAATGGCATCAACCCGAACCCTTCACCTCGTGAAGCGGCGATGAACACGTCACCTTCAAGGAACCAGGTGCGTTGCATGTCAAGACTCATCCAGTTGCGGTGCATCACAATGTTGGCACCAAGGTTGCGTGTCGGTGTGTCTTTGGCGTGTGGTGCCGCTTTGATGTGTAGTTCAGCGTCAGGTAACCGCAGGTTGTTGAATGCTCGAACCACGATGTCTAAACCTTTGCGCATCCACAGGGAACCTCCGGCGTGGAAACGGAACGGGCCGGTGCGTGTTTGTGGGTGCGGTTTCCAAAACGTGCGATCAACACCGAGCGGCACATAGGTCACGTTGTTGTGATGTTGCGAGAACAATTCCACATTATGGTTGCAGGGGACAAGTATTTGGTCGTATTGCGACAACCAACGTGTGAACGTTTTCGGCAACTGGTCTGTTTCCCACATTGTGAACAACACCCGATGCTGACCATCCCACCAGCCGCCCGCTGTGTGCGGCACACTCATGTACACGTTCACTGATGCTTTCGGATCAAACGTCACCGTCTTCGGTGCATTGGACATGAACCCGTCAAGCATTGACCCGTACCCAAACTTTGGGTCAAGGCACCCTGTCCAACTTTGATAGTTCATTCAACAGGGGCTGTGCCCGCACCCTCAATCTGCCACCGCTCAGTTGCATGATTTTCCAGCAACGCTGACCCGTCAATGCTTTTCGGTCTTAAGCCCTGTTGCCGTAACCGTTTGTATGCAGGCATATCTTTGTTCCATTGGCGTTCAGTGCGGTTGATTTCTGCTACCCGTGCACCACGACTGGTAGTTGTGTTCGTACCCATGCGAACCCCTGCCACCTTGCAACCAAAGCACCCCTCAACATCCAAACCTGGATGCACTTCTGCATGTTTCACGTTATGTAATCCTCGTAACCTGCCGCTATCAGATCGGCTTCCTCTTCTGCTGTGATCGTGTGCACATGCCCGCCGTGATACAAAATGTCCACAGTGGTCATGTCTGACGGCTGATACTCGGTGAACGAACCATCAGTCAACTTGTACACGTTGCGGCCACGTCGCCCTGGTTGAAGAAAAGCCATGATGCCTTGTTCACCTGGTTCCGACCAATACACAAAATTATCTGTTGGCGGAATAAACGTTGCCATGTTTGCAGAATAGCAAAAGCCCCCCACCCGAAGGCAGGGGGCTCATGCTTGAACTAGTTAGTTCAGGAGTTTGCGCCGATGCTCGAAGCAGATTCGATGCGACGGAGTGCTTCCTGACGGAAGACTGCGTAGCCAACGAAATGCTTCCAGCCAACTGGACGGAAACGCTTCAGCAGGTCGGTGACGGTGCCGTACACAATGGTCGGCTGTGCACCGTACTCGCCACCAAGGCTGATGCCCTTGGCAAGTGCCTGACGGCCCATGACGAGTGTTCCGTACACGTCGATGGTTCCGGCTGAACCGCTGTTGTCCGATGCGTTTGCAAAGAGTGGCGCACGAGGCGACTCAATGAAACGGACACCTTCGAACGTGCCAATCTCGCCGTTGTAAATACCGGCAGGGTTGACGTAGTTCGCTGGCGTACGCCATGCGGCGGCGTCGGTTGCTGAGCGGAAGTCGTACGACACGTCGGGGTGAATCATCGCAATGTACGATCCTCCGAAGGTCGGGACGTTCGCCTTGCGCAACTGAGCAACCGTCTTGCGGATGTCGTTTGCGGTGAGGAGGTCATCTGTGTTGATGGTCACACGGCTTGACGGGTCGGTTGCTCCACCGGTGGCGTAGATCACGTTGGATCCGGCCTGGGCGGCGGCACGAGCGATCGTGTCGATTGACAGACCTGCGTTGTAACCAACAGCGTTCGCCGCAACCGGATCAACCGGAAGGAACGACGTTGCTCGCAACTTGGCGGTCGTGACCGTTGCGTTGCCGTACTCTTGCAGGGTCACCGACGTCTGGCTGTCGCTCATTGCAACAGGGGTGACATCTTCTGCCTCACCCAGTGGGGTGGTGGCGGCGGCAAGATCCTGGAAGATCGTGAATGTAACAGTGGCACCAGGGTTTGTTGCGTTGGTTGCTTGAACGTCTGCGAACTGGTCGAAGTACATTTCGTCACGGAGTGCGAAGTACGCCAACTTTTCAAAGGCGGTCTGGTCAACGGACAAGTTACTGGTGCCGGTTTCGGCGGCGTAGTAATCAGCCATTTTGTTTTTCCTTTACGGATAGATGGGTTTGAGGTTTATGCGCTCAGGTCAATGCCCTGAGCCTGTGCCTCTGCAAACACTGCCATCAACTCTGCTTCGGACTGTGCATCGTTGATTCGCTTTGCCCAACTTGGTCCTTCTGGTGCTGACTCTGCTCCTGCGGCAACCTTGTTTGTGGTTTGCCACGCTTGCTTATCTTCACTTGCGGGGTTCGATTGGGGTGTAATCAACTGTGCCTCTTCGAGAGCCGCACGGATTGCATCTGGTGAAAGTTCACCGTCGTAACCTTTGACGAAATATTTGAACTTCGGTTCGGCTGGATCTATTCCTGCCTTAAGGAAGGTCGCTTCTCGTCGGAGTTGTTCGGCTTCCGCAAGTTGCTTTTTGTACTCACGGTTTTCTTTCTCCAACTGCTTCATCCTTGCCCTGACGGGGTTGGATTCTTGCGGCTGATCGTCGTCCTCGTAGAACTCGTCTGCGATGTCTGACATATGGCACTCTCCTTTGAGTCCACGTCGTACCGGAGGAGTACGACGGCTACGTTGTTACACCCCATTGTTACGTTGAGACTTATGGGGGCTGAGTCTCAAGTTCCTCCCATCGGGATCGGACTTAAGATAGCAGATTGTTATACACCTTCGCAACAATGGTGTTTTTTGCCGCAGTGCGGGCAACGCCATCTGGTTGCGATTGGGTCGAATGTTTCTTGGCAGTTGTCGCAGGTCACTGGCCGACGGTGCGCAGTCCGGCTAGTCCTGTTTGTGATGCGGCGAATCCGCCACCTGCTTCGAACTCTGCTTGACGGCGACGTTTGCGGGTGGCGATTCGTTGGGCGGCTTCAGCGTTCAGGCCGAGTACACCAGAGATTTGTTCTTGTTGGCTGATGGCTTCTTCGCCTGTCATTTGTGGTTCTAGCAGTCCTCGTTGCTGGGCGATCTGACCGAACCCTTGACGGGCTGTTGCCTCTGTGATTCCCTGGGCACCCAGTTGCTCTGCCTGCTGGGCAGTAAGGCCCATACCTGCCTGTTGGCGGGCTTGGGCGGCAATCTCAGCCGCCTGGATCTGTTGACCGAAGACGCTGGCGTTCTTCTTGGATGCCAAGACGACATCTGTGGCTTTAGTTGGGTCTAGGAAGTAGGCGGCTAGGTCTGCCTCGTTGATGCCATAGAGGGTTGTCAGTTGCTCTC